ATAAAGCCAATCCATGCGGAGGCGTCCGCCTTCCGCTGCTCTCTGGTGCGCCGTTCATGCTTTCTCATGCGGGTCCCTCCTTCGATGAAATCTACAACCTTGAATACCCAAGTGGCCGCGTAGGCCACGCCCAGGTTCATAAAAAACAGGTTCCAGCTCATTTCTTCTGCTCCTCCTGCTTACCCTCTTCCTTCGGCACAAACCGCACAGAAACGATCTCCAAATGGTTTTGCCGCGCCCAAAGCATCAAAGCCACTTCTTCAAATGTCATGCTTTTTACCTCCATTTCGTACTGGAAATAAATTCCCACATTCGGCAAAAATTATGATTTGCAATTCGGCGGTTCCTGTGCTATACTCAGCACAAGAACTGCTGTCTTTGTTCTTACCTTGCCCCGTTCGGTGTTCCCGCACCGTGCGGGGCGCTTTCTTTATGCCCCAGCAAGGAACAAATTGATAAAATACTGTTGGCCTTTGCCGGTCACTTTCACTGTCCGCGTCACGCGGATACTGCCGTCCGGTTGGTTGATAGTGGTCTCTTTGACTTGGAACCATTCGCGATCCATGCTCCGCTGTGTGGGAAGGTTATAACGCTCACCGCCGCCGCAGAGATACCCTTTTTCCCGTAGAAACTTGAACAGGCGGTTCTGTCCAATATCGACGCCGTTCTGACGGAGCAGCTTTGCCAAATCCCCCACAAGAATGGACGTGTGAGATGCAGATACCGCATCTGCGAACAACACTTTCGGCTTATCTGCTAACGCCTTGTCTTCAAGGTTCTTGATTTTCCGCTCCGCAATTTGCAGCGCCCTTGCCATGACTTTTTCCGGACTGTTCCAGTCTTTTTCCAACTGGATGAAATATTGCCTGGCCAGCTTACCCTTTTCGTTGCGCTGGATCATGCAAATCTCTTTCGCCATGTCGATGGTGAGAACTGCATCGTCAACCGTTCGAGTAACTACGCGCTCACCCTCGTTTTGAACTCGCTCAATTTTGAGCGGGTTGAAATCCTCGCCGCTGGTAAACCCGTATTCGCACATTCTCGGAAACCAGTCTTTATAGGCTGTCTTCACTTCGAGAAAATCGTGCAGGTCTCGCGCAGACACCGCAGGTCTGTCATTCTCATAAGTAACCTTGATTAACTCTTTCATTCGCCCTCCTTCCCCTTGCACATCTCTTGCAGGGCCGCTCGGAACCGTTGTTCGGCCCCTTTCGGCGTTTTCTTCCCGTTCAGAACCATGCTGACGTATCCAGGCGTCAGCCCCATATAGTCGGCAAGTTGCCGCGCGGATACATGGGCGTCATACATATCGCCAATCAGTTGCCCTGCCCATAAAGCCCGCAATTCTTTCACCTCCGTATAAAAAAATGGTTGAAATGATTAAACTTATGTGATACTATGAAATTGCAGTTACAAGTACCACATTTCAGGAACGCCAGTGAAATATCTGGTGAGCGGTAGCGTTGTCTAATCGCTTCAACTATTGTCAGTATAGTCTAATCAGTTAAACTTGTCAAGTGGTTTTCACCCAAAAGTCTACTCGATTAAACTTTTTATGTACTGACCAAAACAGCGGGTGATTTTTTGTGTTTTATGACGTATATTTGCAACTATGCATGAAGAAAAACCTTTCTCCGTCTGCCGCTGCAATCCAAGCGGGCATCAATAAAGGGACGGTAAGCGTCTGGAAAAAGAAGTGGGAAAAAAGAATTGATGTAGACCCTGACAAAGCAACCATTGATAAACTTTGCGCTTTTTTTGGCGTTCAGGAATCGGAACTGCGTGAGTTTGGGCAAATCGTTTCTGCTTTAATGCCAGTTGCCGAAGAAAAAATCAAGATGGATGATGCTTTAGCAGGTATAAAAAAAGACGCCCCCGGCCCGCAGGCCGAGAGCGATTTGGAGCGGAGGTTCAGAGCTGCTGCTGCAAAGCTTCCTCCTGATTTTCTGGAACGCGAGATTGCGTATCTGGAACAGAAAGCGCAGCAGCTGCACGTTCCAACTGATTCAGATATGTAAGCTGTTCCTCCGGTGGCAGGTGCTTCCATAACGTCACCAGCCGTTCGATTGCTGCGTCGTCCATGTTCCGCGCTCCTTTCGTTCGTACATTCGTTCGATTCATGTTTTGAGTATAGTACTTCTGCTTTGCGATTGCAATGGCAATTTTAGAAAATATGTTGCATTGAGAGAGGGTGCATTGCCCATGGGCTTTCTATCGGCACTCGCTGCGGGAATTGCTGGCCTTGAAGCGTATGTTCTCATTTTCTGGCATGATAAACTTACTTCATATCAGAACTACGACAGCCTGAAATACTATATAGAGGGCTGCCTCAGCGTAGCCAGAGGGTACGAGATGAAGCCATGGGTCAACTCTGCGTTGCCGCCCGATCTTAAGATGGGGGAAAACGCCAGTACGCATTGTGAGATCATCGCAGACGCATATCGCCGGGAAATGCTGGAATGGTATTTCAAGGTAAATTCATGGTCTGCAAATAAAGTAGAACCCGTTTATGAAGAAAGCTTTTGGCGTTACTATAATGAGTTTCTTGACTTCCTGACCCGCCATGCCGGAATATCCGGTGACTGGGGGCGTCAATATCATGTAACAACTGATTACAGCGACACCCTGTCCGACTTTGGCCTTGACCTCTACAAAGTCATATATGCAACATCAAAAGCCGCATCAAAACTTGGAATGCCGGAATACCTCGGCAACAGAAGCGATCAATGGTTGCCTATCATAAAGTCAGGGAAAATTCCAAAATAACAGTTTATGAGGGTACCTATGCCAGACGATTATCGCGCCATAATGGAAAAGCTAAGAATGGAAGCGGAGGATAAATAGTTAGAGGTTCCCCGCCCCGCCGCCTCTGCAACAAACGGCGGAGCCGGGGGCAGCAAGCTGGGGGGCTTGCCGTGATGTAAGCGTAGCAGAAACAGGGTAGGTAGAGCAATTTTCAAATTTGGGTATTCGACACCTTCCGGCAAATTGTTACAAAACCAAAATTGGGACTCTGCCTGTCCATATCTTGTCTGATTATGCAGGAGGGGGTATTTTTTTGACGATTCAGGAACTATGCAGAGAAAAAAAGAACGCGCTGGGCATGACGGCCCAGGACATTGCCGATGCTTCCGGCGTCCCCCTCTCCACCGTTAATAATTTCTTCGCCCATGCGTCCAAATCCCCGGCCCTTTATACCACAGCTGGTATCTGTGCGGCACTGGGGGTATCTTTGGACGCATTTTTTGGTATTGGCGATCACTGTACCGCCACGGAAGAAACCTTGCAGGCGGAAAAGAACGGGCTTGAAAAGCGCCTGTCCAACAAGCGGGAGATGATTGACGTGCAAAACTATACCATTCACGTCATGGAAAAGGGTCTGCGGATTCGGAACTGCGTGATTTTGATTATGGGCATAGCAATCGGCCTGCTGCTGTGCTGGTGCGTATTTGTGGATATGCACGCTTTGAATATCGGCTTTTGGAGGGGACAATATTGAATGTCTTACGCGCAGCGCTTTATCCGCGCGTCAGTACGGAAGAGCAGGCGAAGTTTGGCCTTTCCATCCATGATCAGCAAAACGATCTGGAGGAATACGCCAAAGCAAACGGGATGAAGGTTGTCGGCATTTACCCGGATGCCGGTTTTTCAGCCCGGAAGAAAATAGAAAAGCGCCCCGCCATGATGGAGCTGTTGGCCGCAGTCCAGCGGAACGAAATTGACATTATTCTGGTCACGAAGCTGGACCGTTGGTTCCGAAACATCGGCGAATACTATAAGGTGCAGGAGATCCTTGAAGCCCATAACGTGTGCTGGAAAACCATCTACGAGGACTATGACACCTCCACCGCCGCAGGCCGATTGAAGATCAATATCATGCTGGCCGTCGCGCAGGACGAAGCAGACCGGACAGGGGAGCGGATCAAGAAGGTGCTGGACGCAAAGAAATCCCGAAACGAAGTCTGCACCGGCCATCTGCCGAAAGGATACAAGATCGACGGGAAATTTGCGGTGATCGACCGTGCAGCAGAGCCGGACGTCAAAACGTTTTTCAGTGTGTTTTTGGAAACAGGATCTATCCACAATGCGATCTCCGCAGTCCCCAATTTGAAACTGCAATACCGCACCGCAAGCAAAATGCTGGACAATCGCGGCTATGTCGGAGAATGGCACGATCTGTCGATCCCGCCATATTTAACCGCAGAAGAGTTTGACCGCGTCCAGACGCTGCGCAGGCGGCTTCAACGGAAGGTGGCCCAGAACCGAACGTATATCTTTTCCGGGCTGCTTGTATGCGGAGACTGCGGGCGAAGGATCGGCGGCAGGCCGCGCAAGCTCGTAAACGGCGAATCCTATGTGTACAGCTGCGACGGCGCCTATCAGTATAAGGGCTGTCCCAATCATGCAAATATTATGGAAGCCACGATTGAACAGTATTTACTGGAAACGATTGACGCAAAGATTGAAATTTTTGCAAATACCAAAGACGAACCCAAACAGAATAGCAAAGAAATTGAGGAAAAAGCAAAGTCTTTGCAAAAGAAGTTAGCTAAACTTTCTGATCTGTATCTCGACGATCTGATCGCCAAAGATGAATACGCAAAACGCTACGCCGATCTGACGGCGCAGTTAGAATCCGCTGAATCATTGCTTCGCAAACCTCCGGCAAAATCCGCGAAAGACCTTTCCGAGGCATTCTTTTCCGGATGGCAGGATATTTATAAAGAACTTAGCAGAGAAAACAAAAAAGTGTTCTGGAAACTAAAGCTAAAAGAAATCCGGCTGTACCAAGATCGCCGGATAGACTTTGATTTCCTTTAATTCCATAGTTGCACCTAACCAAATGGTTAATGTAATTTATAGAACGCCCCCGCCCATTGTAGGCGGGGGCATAATTTATTCATGTTCCACGATCCCGTGGTAATACGCCGCCAGCTTTTTCTTTGCTCCCGGACCGTCTTTGTCCATCAGAAATGCCCTTGCCATATCTGCATAGAACTCTGCAATGGACACGCCGTATTTCTCCGCCACGCCGGAATAATCGGAATACATCATGTTCATGGTGATCCACCAGCAGGGCCGGGAAACCTTTTCCCAGGTCATGCCCATGCTTTCCGCAACAGCGGTAGTCTGGTCAACGCCCCAATGGGGGCCGGTAGTCCCATCTTCGTTCCGCAGCATGGTGGACCACTCTGCCGCGTCCTGCTCCGTGAAGCCGTCAGACGTGCGGGTGCAGTCCTTCATATCGGCAAGTGCAGACCAGCATTCCAGCATCCCACGGATCGCGCAGGCAGACCGTTCACTGGCGGGCATCCGCATATATTCAGTGATTCCACATTCCAGCTTTTCCAGATATTCCGCGATCTGGTCTTTGTTCATGCCCATAGTCCACCTCAGATCTTCTCAACCCGTGCGGCAACGTTGTTGACGGTGGAAGCCGCGCCGGTCAGCAGCAAGGTCAGCACGGAACCGGTGGAGCAGCAGCCCAGCCGGACAGTCGCAGGGAACGCCAGCGTCACGGTATTAGCAACAGCCGCCACCGTAGCGGCAGCAGTTGCGCCGGGGACGGCAACGCCGTCCTTCAAAAGCTGAACCGTCACCGTTCCGGCGGCGTCGGGTACGGCTTCAACAGACACGTCCACATCGTAGTAGCCCTGCCCGTTGATGGCGATCCCGTTTCCGTTCAGATTGCAGTTGCATCCGTAGCGCCGGACGATGGTTCCCAGAGGGATAATGCCATTCACCGCAACGGCGGTCGGGGTCTGCATCGCAGTGTAGATTAAAGATTTGCAGCTCATACAAATAACCTCCTAATAATAAATGGGCGGAGCACCGGCCCCGCCCGTAATCCGGCCAAATGGGCCTTTAGATGTTGCTGTTGCACCCAGCAAACTGCGGCACGATACCGTAGCCGTAGGGCGTGGTGCGAGGGATGCCACACAGGGCTGCCTGCAACTGGAGCTGGTTGATCTGGTTCTGCATGTCAGCCATGCGGTTGCCGGAAATAGCATCCAAAATCTTCTGGGTCTGGGCAGTGGTGTTGGCGTTGATGCTGGCGGTGTTCATGGCAGCGTTGTAATTCACGCCGTCAATCGCCCGCAGGGTCTCACAGCAGCACTCCTGCTGTCTGGCGAAGCCGGATGCAGTGGCAGACTGCAAGTCCCGGATTTCTCCCAGCACGTTGTAGTTGCCGTCCTTGATGGCTCCCTGGTTGTCATAGGCAGCCTGCCGGACTGCTGCCACCGTCTCGTTGTTCTGGCGTTCCAGAGCTGCGAAGTCGGTAGCCCGCTGCACGTCACCCACGGTGGCGTTGCGGTCGCCCATACCTCGATTGCCCCAGTTGCCGAAACCGCCGCCCATCAGGGCCAGAATTGCGAAGAGCCAAAGCCCCTCATTGCCGAAGCCGCCCCAACCATTGTTGCCGTTTACAGCTGCAATGTCAGCAGGGGTCAAACCTTCATTCATGGTGTGTCCTCCGTTCATTTATTTCCAAACGGTGTGCACCCCGTCAGGATCACTTGAATTGGGATAGAATACTCTGCGGGTCTACGCCACGCTGCTGGCAGAGGGAATAAAACGCCTGCTGCGGGTCCCCCATCTGCCGGATTTGCGATAGGATCGGGTTTTGCGCCGTCAGTTGTTGGAGCATCAGCGCCGGGTTTTGTGCCGTCTGATACGCCTTGTACATCTGCACGGCTTGACTGACACCGGAATTATTCTGATTCAGAAGGGGCAGCATCGGATTTCCCATTGACGATCTCCTCCAATCGTGCGAGCCTTGCGCTCAAATCGTTCACGCTGACTTGTGGGGCCTCCTGGTGGGGCGCAATGTCAAAGGGGGTCACAGTGAGATACCCCGCCCCGTCCGTCTGGCACAGCCATACCAGGGGCGCCGTTTCATCCAGCACCAAAACGCTGCTACTGGGAGCCATCTGGATAGACATAGCGCCATTTCTGCCGTTGACCCGGATAATCTCCTGCTGGGACACTCTCATGGACGGTGGATAGCCGTATGGATACATCATGTCAGCACCTTCTTTCTATTTTTATGATACAAAAAAAGAACCCAAACAAACGGCCTGAAAAAGGTCTTTGTTTGGGTTCTTGTTTATGAGTGCTTAACGGCGTCAGTGATTTTGGAATAGGCTCGCCGTCTGCATTTCTTGATGTACTCTGGAGATACGTTCATTTGCCCGGAAACCTGCGTGTAAGACTGCCGCCTAACGTCAATCTGAACAAGGCAGTATTCCTCGTCTGTCGGCAGCTCAAAGGATTGAATATACACCTCCGCCCGCTTGGGGGCCATGCCGGATAGCATGGCCCGTAGCGCCTTATGCTCACTGTTCATGCTCGCAGTTTCAGCTTGCAGAACGGGATATCCCGTGGGCGTTTCCGCCGCCTCACATCTCCTTTCGTTATTTCCCGGCCAAACGGGCGTTCTTCCGAACTTTCTCGTTTACAAGCGCCTTGTTGTAATGCCGGATGCTTTTGCCTACCCCCAGATACTCAAAAAGTGCGTTCCGCTGCTTCTCGCTCAGACCGGGCATATTGTACACCGCCTGCATGATCAGCAGCCCCTTACTGTTGGGGATCGTCTCCCCATTTCGGTCCTTGACGCTTTCCAAATCGGACACCTGCGTTTTCAGCGCCACATAAATTTCCGGCTTAATGCCGTACTTCTGCTGTGCCTCCTGCGCATTTAACACCCACTTGTCCGTGATCTCATAGGTTTTGTCCGTCTCGTGCAGTGCCGTCTTTTTGGCGTAGGTCTCCGCGCTGGACAGGGCCTTGTTCTTCTGCTCGTCAGCGAAAGCCATGAACACCTGGCTGTCCTCCAACCCGGATTCTATAGAGCTGTAAAGCTCGGACTTCCTGCGGCTGTATACGATGTAGTCATCGGAGCTGAGATCATTTTCCGTAAATTTGTCCTCGCCCTCGCTGTCATCGTAGCTGTCCTTTGCCCCGATCAGACTTGCAGCCGCGTCCGGGAGCCTGAAATCCTCATCGTTTTCCCGTTCCTTGTCCAGCTTGCTCCGCATACTGCTGTCAACGGAGCTGTTGTCCAATGCCATGAAGTCTTTCAGCTCCTTGCGGATGTGTTCATAGGTGGTCAAGTCTCCCCGCTCAAGCGCCTTGAACGCCAGATTCATGTATCGGCTTTTGTTTGCGGTGCTGTAAATATTGTATGTGAATTTCTCAAACTCATATTCCAGCGCTACGCTGCCGGTAGCTTGAACAGCCGTCCGGGCTGCCGCCATTGCGTCCCGCTTGATGTTGGCCACCGGAAGGCCGAAAAGTTTAGAACAGGCTGCAAACATATTTGTCAGCGCTTCTTCTCTGGTCTTTTTGCCGCTGCCGCCCATGCTTGCAGTGAAATCCTTAGAGGCAGATACAATGTCAGAAAACACCTGCATGTCCGTCCGGGATACGCTGTACCCCTGCGTCAGGGAAAGAATATCCTTCACAAACGGGATACTTCCCAGTTTGTTGATGTTGCTCCCAAGGTTTCCTTCCAAAACGATATGCTGCAGCAGCTCCTTGGTGGTCTTCTCGCTGCCGGTAATGCCGGTCAGCGCCGTCAGGAACTTCTCCCAATACTCCTTGTCCGGGTCATCATCACGCCCTGCGTCTGCGATGCTCTGAGCCAGTGCGTTAACTACGTCCGTAACCAGCAAAGCAGCTGCCGCACGTCCCACGGTTTTAATGGCCTTACTCCGCTTGGCAGGGTTCTCTTCATAGCGCATATTGTCCCATGCCCGCATGAACACGTTCAGGCTCATGATAGGTTCGCCCATGAACGATGTCGCCTGCTTGGCAAGGTCGCTCTTGCCGCGCATGATGTTGGAGCGCTGCAAAATGCCGTCTACCACCTGCGTCTGGTCGATCATGCTGGTGAACACTTCATTGACTGCGCTGTAAAATTCACCGCTGCCAGCCCGCAGATTGGGTCTCTCCCGCTTCACCTGCCACTCGCAGGCGTTCCAGAGCGCGCCCCAGGTAACGGCGTCCGCTTTCCCTGCGGGAGCGCCAGCCTTGTCATTGATCTTGTTGGCGATCCCCTCCTTGCCGTAAAAACGGTCATTCAGGGTATAGGGGGAGGAAATGTCAAAGCTGCCCACGTCCTTCCGCATGGCAATGGGGGAATGCGTCAAAGCCTTTTCCCATCCGTTTCCCTTCGTCACGCCGCCGGTCAGACCTCTTGCCATGTCAGCAGGGTCCAATACGGCGGCTGCCCGGAAAAAGGCGGTCGGCTGCTGGATGACCACACGCACGTTCGCGCCAACGGCAGCGCCCTTAAAGCTTCCGATGCCTTTTGCGAATTTATCCGTCAGCGGTTCAAAATCCTTGGTCTTGATGCCGTTCTGGATGTCGCCCATCAGCTTCTGCCAGTACTGCTGAGATCCCTGTCCACCCTTCTCTTCCAAAAAGCCCTTTACGGTCTGAACGAGATTGCCTTCACTGTCCCGGAACTGGAAGTTGTACAGCCGGTTCGCGTCCTCCATGGGGCACAGCCACGCTGCGTAGTCGATCATGTCAGAAGCGTGGTCCGCAAAGGTGTCAAACACCCCTCGGATGCTCAACGGCGTCGACGCGTTGGGCTTCACCGCCTGCGCCATGCCGATATTCTTAATGGAGCGCACATTCCCGCTGTCCTTCTCCTGCGAGCTGTGCAGTGCTTCCTTTGCAGATTTAATGGGCCAGTAGTCCTGCTCCGTGAATTTCTTATAGCCGTAGGCTTTCATACTGGCTTCATTACCGTAGTTGGCAAGAACACCGGTGGTCAGTTTCTGCAAACCGTCCGCAATCCTGATCTGCTCCGGGGTCAAAACCTTCACAATGGACTGGATATCCTCTGCGGAAAGATGGATCACGTCCGTTCCTCTGGGGATCTTGGTCTTGCCGGGGAGCTTGATCTCCGGCTGCACGATGCCACCTTTCAGCAGATGATCCTCCGCTTGCTTGCGTTCGCTCAGAAGATACAGCTCCATGGCCTGTGCCGTAGTCAGATCCAGCTCGTGGCCTTCTGTTGTGGTGAAATGGTGGACTTCCTCATTCATGGACGTCACCGCGTTTTCGCGGATGCCGGTTTTCGCGTCGCCCAGAATCTGGTGAACCTTCTCTGCCACATCCCGTGCCATGATCTCCTGATGGTCCTGCGCGTTCCGCAGCATCCGGTAAATGTCCTTGCCGGTCTGCCCAAAGTGGGCGAAGAACGTATAGGGCGTTTCCAGACTGATCGCCACGTTGTTCCCCAGTTTCCGCCGCCGGGTCATGCCGTCCATGCGGAGCGCATCGGCAAACTGCTTGGTGGTCTCGAATTTCTCCGACGCCAGCGTCTTGCCTGCCGTGGTTACGGAATGCTCCACGGATTTCAGCACGTTCCACATGGTTTTCAGCTGCTCTGTGGTCAGATCCGCAAGGCGGGTGTCGCCCATCTTGATGACCTCGCTGAATCCACCGGCCACATCGTCATCGCCCAGCAGGGACGGGTCCACCACCATATCGCCATCCTGGGCGATCTTCTGATACTGCTCCTTCAAATTCTGGAACGCCACCGTCCGGTTCGTCGGTGTGCCCGGTTCCTTGTAAATGCGTTCCTTTGTCACGGGGTCCAGCGTAAAGGACCGTGCATTGGGGCTGCTCTCCTGATTGATGCTTTCCAGCACCTTTGCCACGGCGGAACGCATATCCTTCGGAATGTGCTGGTTGTCCGTGGGCCGCAGCAGCTTTTGAGACAATGCGTTGGCGTGGCGAACAATCTTAGCCCGCAACTCTCTCCGCTTCTGATTGTCCCGCCGGGTCACGTCCTTCTCCCGGTAACGCTCCTTCAACGCCTGCACCTGCTCCGCACGCCGGGTCCGTTCCTTTGCCAATGCCTGCGCCGTGCTTCTTAGACGCTTTGCGTCCTGTCTGCCCTGGGCCATCTGCCCTGCCAAAAAGGCGTCATTTGCCGCCTGTCTGCCCTGAAATCTGGCTTCCTGCACCTGCTCCGCTGCCCGGTCCGCAAAGGTCTTTTTCGTCTGAGGCAGGTCAAAGAACCGGTCCATAATGTCATTGGAGATAGACGCCACGGCCTGTCCCATGTAGCCTTCAAAGGGGTTGTACTCCGTCACCTTGTACAGCCGGTTCGCCACGTCCGCGATCCGCTGTACCTGGTCGGAGATGTTGGTATCCTGTGCCTCGTTGAAAAACTCCGGGTACTGGCTGGATAGCTCGGAATAGATCTGGTCAACGGTGGTGTGTTCGCCCTTGCTGATTTTCAGCTTGCCGAACAAGCTCTTGCGGAACTCGTTGAAGTCCGTGATCTCGGCGGCATCCGCTTCCGTCAGCGTCAGTTTGGTGTCTTTCAGATATTTCCGCAGACCGGCGTATTCCTTGTATGCCCGGTCGTCCACTTCCACGGCGCTTTCTGCGATCCGCTCCGCAATGGCATCAGACCGTCTCCGCGCCTCTGCATAGGTCAGCTCGTCCCTGCCATCCTTGCCGCTGGCAATGTAGTCATACAGGCTTTGCAGGTCTCCGGCAATGTCGCTGCCGCTGATCTCCGCGCCGTAGTTCTTTACCAGCGCGTCCGCCGCCTTCTGAACGGATTTCCGGTCGGTGGTCACGCCCTGAGACCGTCTGGTCTGGCCCTTCCAATACTCAACCCGCTCTTTCAGGCTCTCGTTTTCCCGTTTCAGCGCCGCGATCTCCTGCGCGTTCTCCGTGCCTTTCAACGATAGGAACTGCGCCAATTCCGAAACATGGGGCTTCGTGCCATCTTTGAAATATGCTTTGATGTCATTCAGCACCTTGCTGGAATGGGTCCCCCTGGGATATTCCGTGCTGGAAACTGTCTGCCCATCCGGGGTGTCCAGATCAAGAATGACTTCGCCCCGGTTTTTACCGATAAAGTCCGACAGTGCATCCATCTGGGATTTTGTCGGCTCCACAGAGAGGTTAATGCCGCCGCTTTCCGGGGAAATGCGGATATTGCCCTCGCTCATGAACTGCACCATAGAGCCGGAATAATCATCACCGCCGTAATCCTCGCTGATTGCGTCCCGGATGTCCCGGTGGTCCACGGTCCGGTATCCGCCGGGGCCGCCCTCATGCCGCCCGGAAAAGTCCAGTTTTGTCCCTGCCGGGGTGAGATAGCCGGTTTCATTCCAGTTGTAGGTCTTGCCAAAGAACGCAATAGCTTTCTTCCGGTGATCTCGCTGCTCCGCATCGCTGTAGTTTTTCAGAGAATATCTGGTTTTTTCTTTCCACTTTTTTTGGTTGTCAGACTTAAACCGCTCATGCAGTTCGTTCAGTTCTTTGGTGTAGGTAGAAAAATCATAAAAGGCTGTGTTAAGAATTTCATTCAGCCCTCCCATATTCCCGGAACTGATGTGCCCATACAACGTTGCGTTCAGTTCATCATATAAATTGAGCCGGTCTGTCTCACTCAAAGAAGTATTAAATGGGTCAATCCCTCTGTGTTTCGCTGTGTGTTCCAGCAGAATGCGGGCTTCAAGTGTTGACATATCCAGCATATCCGGGGTTTTGGACACAAAGTCAAGGTAAGGCGTATAACCCACCTGCTTCATAACGTGGGTAATCTCGTGTGTAGCGTACATCCCCCGGTTCTGCTCAGGCATGGTTTCCCGGAAATAGATTTGTCCACCGGCAGAAAATGCCGGGGTGTTGCCCTTATTCTTGGCCCATGCCGCGTCAGCCACAACAAAACTCGGCACACCGTAGTCTGCCGCCGTTTGCTGTTCTGTATAGGCTACGCTGCCCTTGCCCGGTTCAACCGTGTTTCCCTCGGCCCAGGAACGAACAGGCTTCTGCCCGAAAGAGGCATTTAATCCTCCCCGCCCTCTCCAAAGTACAGCGTCTCCTCGAAGAATTTCCCCAGCAGATTCTTGTACCGCTCGGTTTCCTTCTCTGTTTTGTTCGGTTTCTTGCGCAAATCTTCCATCTCCTTGCGCTCCCTCTCGTCCATTGTTCTTACCCTCCTTTACGGCATATCTCGTTTCCTGGATTGTACCATTTGCCTGCTGGTTCTGCAAGCTCTCCGCCTGCTTGCTGGCCGCTTCAAATGCCGCCTGCAATTTGCCCTCCACCGTCTGGGCCTGCCGCTTGGCTCTGCCGGTCAGTTTGCCCACGATCTCATGAATGGCGTCCCGCAGCTTTTGCAGCAGCGTCCGGTCTGCGCTGTGCTTCTGGATGAAATCGTCCAGCACGTCGCTGTTGGCGATCATCTCACCGGCGTAGTTGGCGGTAGCCTCGTCCAATGCTTGTTCGTAGCTGGTTTCAACGCCCGCCCGGTTGTACTGGTCAAGCAGGATGTTCGCCGCTTCCTGCACGTCCGGCATACTGGTGACAGCGTCCCGGAATGCCCGGTACTGCTCCGGTGCCAACTCCTGTACACGGTGGGTCCACTCGTGGCCGACCACCTGCAAAGCAGGGTCCACCGCGTCCTTTGCGATCAGAACGTCGCTGCCGGTGATCTGGCCGTTTGCACTTCCGCCCAGTACCTGATCTTTCATCTGCACCCGAACGCCCAATGCCTTTGCCACGGTGTTCACCTCGTCGGCAACAGCACTGTCCATTTCACGGGAAACATAATCGTCGAACACAAGGCCGCTGTCCGTTCCGGCGGTCTTGGCAAACTGCGCCGCCCGCTTCTCTCTTGCAAGAGACGCCGCCGCGTCATTCTGCCCTGCCGCATACGCCGCAAAGGATACTGCACTTGTGCTGTTGGGATTCTTCTGGTTGATCATGCCTGCGTGATACGCCCGCAGAAATTCCCCGGCGTAGTCACCACGGTCCGTCCCCTGATACGCCGTCTGAAACGCCTTCCTGCCGCTGTCCCCCAGCTTGTCTGCAATGCCGGTAAAGGTTTTCTGCACGGCGGCTTCTCTCTGCCGCAAGACCTGTTCCTCCGCAGAAACGGGATTACGCACAGTTTGCCGCTGAGCCGCTTCCTGAATGGCCATCTGCGCGTTCTCCTGCTGGGTCTGTGCGTTCGTTTGTACGGGGGTGGTACGTGTACCATCCTGAACGTCTGTGTGCTCCTGTACGCCCTGCTGTGCGGTGCCCAGATCATAGCGGTATGTGTTAGGGCTGACGATGCCGCCCATCGCGCCGGACGTTGCACCCACCAGGAAATCATACAAAGAATCAGAAAGCGTTTCCTGCGCCGTAGCCACATCGCCGCCGTAAATGCGGGGCAGCTGCCATTCCATCCAGTCGCCAATAAACTCTTCCAAGCCCTCGCCAACCGCTCCGGCTCCAAAAGTCAGCGCCGATCCAAGCGCCTTTTCCCCGGCTTCCGTTTTGGCAAACTTGTCTACCGCACTGCGGATGCCGCGTTCCACCACATCGTCCAGCGCACCGCCGCCGTATGCCTTTGCGAATGGCATTGCGATGTTAAACATCTTTTCGGTGAAAACCTCTTTCGCGGCAGATGCTGCGCCGTAAATGCCCTGCTGCCCCCACGTAGCGCCGTCCTGCCGTGCCTGCTGGGCCGCTCCGCCGAACGCCCGCGCCGCAAACGGGACCATGCCCGTTGCGCCGCCAGTAATGAGATTGGGGATTGCGTCAAGGGCGCTCTGGGTCATAGACGCCCCCGCGTCCACCAGCAGCCGCCCAACAGCACCCGCACCCTGTTTTGCACGGGTCAGGTCTTTTTCTGCATTGGCTGCAATTTCATCTGCCAGCCGGTAATTTTTCTGTGCGGATGCGTTGGATTCGGCGGTTGCTTTCCCAGCGTTCTGAATATTCCGACGCACCCGGTCGATTTCTGATTGCCAGTACGCCCTGTCTGCATCGTTGTCCGCGTTTCTCAGTTCGTATTGATAGCGGTTCAGATCCCGGTTCCACCCGGACACATCCACATCCCGCGCCATGTGCGTGCCTTCCTGAATGTATCCTCGCACATTGGTATAAGCCGCCGCCGAATTCTTTGCGCCGCCGGATATGGTCTTGCCCACACGCTCTGTAAAGGTCGGGTCGTCTGGGTTTTCCACAGCCTGCGTGTAGTTTTTGTGCGCGTCAATTTTCCGCTGGTTCGCCGCAATGTAGGTCTGTATCTTCTTTCGGTCATCCGCCGTCAGCGCTTTACCGTCTGCCCACTTCCCGCTTTTCAGCATGGAATTGTAGCGATCAATCGCCTTGGCAGCGCCGATCTGCTCGTTGGATGCGGTGTAATTTGCAATGCGGGTATTCGCCCCCAACTTGTTTGCGGTGGTTTTCTGCGGCTGTTTTCCAGCATTGGTGGTGCTTTTCCGCCCGCCATTGGTGGCCTTCCACTGCTGACGGCTGGTGCTGTTGCTCTGCGCCGTGGTCTTCTTGGCCGGAGAGACCGCCCCCGTAGTGGGGGCAACCTTCGGCTTATTGAAATAACTGCGATCCAGTTTCTGTACGGTTCCTCCCGAACTGGACGCGCTTTCTTTTTGCCGTTCCGTGGTACGGTTTGTCGTGCTGCGGGAAGAATCCCAGAAATAAGACCGATCCAGTTTTTGTGCCATGTTCCGCCTCCTATGCGCCCAGCATGCGGTTTAACTCTTCCTGCTGCTTGCTGCTCAAACTGTTAAAATACTGGCTGTACAGCTGGTACGCTCTGTCTCCGCTGCCCTGTGCAACCAATGTTTGAATCGAACGCTTCAAATCGCCAAAATTGGGGACATTGCCAGAACCGGCAGCGCTGGGCCGTTCATATCCATAGGCGCTTTCCAAATACTCATCGCTGTACCCGTTTTTATGGAACGCATCCAGCACTTCCTGCGTGAAAATTCCCTGTTTGGCATTATCCTTTGCAACGCTCAGTTTCATGCCGCTATCCCCGCTTTTCTTGCTTCCACTGCTCCTACTGCTCCCACTGCTTCCGCTCTTCGCCTTTGCCGCCTGGGTGATCTGATACGCCTGCCGCATCTTGTTAATCTGGCTGTCAGTGTAGCCCAGCGCCTTGTAGCCGGAGAAATCACCGTAGGCCGCAAGGTTGTCTGCCTGCTGAGCCAGCCGGTTATATTCGTCCTGAGACATGTTGTAGTCCCATTCCTTCTGCTGCCACTCGTTGGCGAGGGCGTCCTGCTGCCGCTGATAATCGAAAGCCCGGTCCGTGTTCCACTGGTTCAGCTTGTCTCCGTACTCGCCGTACTCCCGGTTGTAAGCGTCGTTCAGAACACCCAGATTGTTCAGCTTGTCGCTGCGGTCCTGCTGGTACATTTCTTGCGCCGCCTGCTCCAGCTTGCTCATCCAGTCGTTGTATTCCTGATTGGCAACACTGGCCGCGTAGGAGGATGCCAGACCGCCGGTGCGGGAGGACACCTGCCCCAGAAGATCATTCATGCCCATCTCGCCGTTGGCCGCGTACTGATCTTTTAGGGCAGCATACTGATCTCCCTGTTTCCAGTCCGCCAGATTGCTGTTGAGAATCTGGTCAATCAGCGCCCGCATTTCGGAATCGTAGGAATAATCGAAACTCGGTTTCCCCGAATCAGCGGTGTTGTACCCATTGTTGACCAGGCCCTGCAAAACGTCTGTGGGGGTGTATGTGCCGTTAAACTCGTCGTAAGACTTCACCAGTCCCGCTGCCTGCGCCAGCGGGGATGTATCCGTACCCATCAGATAGCGGTAATACCCTGTCGAAGCGTCCTCCGGATTGGTGGAAAGCCCTAACTGCGCCCGCCTGTCATTCACGCGGGATAAGGCTCCGTTGTCGGTCACATAGCCGTTTTTGTCGATGCTGTAGCCGTACCCCGCCCGGATAGCGTTTGCCGCCTGGTTAGCCTGGTCCCCGGTGATTTTTCCCGCCTGCATCTGCGCCCGAATGTCTGCGATCTTCTGCTTATCTGCGGCGGAAAGCATCTCGTTGTCCGTCCATGCTCCGCTTTTGTTATAGCTGCCGTTCCCTGCATTGATGTCCTGATGGGGCGTGTAATCGATTGTGCCTTTAGACGCTTTCGTGGCATAACCGTCCTTGTCGTAGTAAACGGTGTAACCGTTGGAGATAGCATAGCCGCCCGCAAGATCAGGACGCCTGCTCATATCCGCACCGCCGGTCATCTTCTTCCAGTACCCGGACATATCGGTGGGGTCCAGAACGGGAACACCGTAAGCACCGGGCGTGGTATAGCCGCCGGTGCCGTAGCCGGGTCCTTTTACATAAGGCGTCCCGCCGGAGGAACCGCTACCTCCGCTGCCGGAAGACCCGCCATTGCTCTTGCTGCTGTTGTACTCGTTGCCATACCGTCCGCCGGAGTATCCGGCATTGCCACGGATGCTTTCTGCCGCCTTGTGAGCGTCAGCCCACGACATTTCGCCCCGCTGTGCTTTGGACGTTACATCCGCAATGCGGTCTTGGTCCTTCTGGGATAAGTTTTTCTTATCATATTCGGAAACTGCCATCAGGTGGTCCCTCCTTTTGTTTCCAGCGCTGTGACGCGCTTGTCGATGTTCTGCACGGTGGTTTTAAGCGTAGCGACGTCCGATTGCAGAGTGCCCACAGAGGATTGCAGCGCCGTCACATTCTGGCTCAATGTCTGTATGCTGCTATTCAGCCCGGAAACCGTTGTTTCCAAAGTGGTGATCTGCCCCTGCATCGCCGTGACGCTGGACTGCATGGCCTGCACGTTGTTCTGCAACGCCGCCACGATCAGCACCATTTCCGCCGTACTGGTTCCTGCCGAAGACAGGGTGCGGGTGAGATTGGAGTTGTTGAACTCCAGCCGCTCCCGCATATAGGAGATGTAGCTTTCCAGCGTCCGCAGGCTGCCGGCAGCGTCCTGTGGATCCAGATGGTTCAATTCCTTGTCAAAAATCGCCATGCTACACCTCCGAACCCACCCGGAACCGGCGGATCATGCCAAGGATTGCGCACGCGCCCTGCCCGGACAGCCGTACCTCGTATTTGTCGCACCGCCGGGGACGTACTGGAAGAAGCTGCGGGCCTTTCCCGTGAAGGCTTCCGATCTTCTCCCATTTTCCGTTGTCGCACCGTACCTCTGCCAGCATCCACGCCTTCTCTCCCAGCTCAAACCGGAGATACAGGGAGGAATACACCTTCTTCCCCTCCATGGTCTCGTAGAAGGGCGTAAATGTGGCGCTCCAGTCAATGACCTCGCTACCCGTGTCCGCATCCAGCGACCACAGGGATCCGTCGGAGGACAGCATGTAAAGGAAGCTGTTGTACCGGCAGAAATCCAGCGCCTCCGTGTCATCCTCTTCCAGCCATACCCCCTGCTGGGTGTCATACACCAGAAGGTGCCACACGCCGCCGCTCTTGGCGGACATATAGTAATTCTTGCCGTCCGTCCCGCTGACGGCATCCGTAAACCGCTTGGCTCCGAACGTCTGCGACACCAGTGACGGTGTGCCGCCGGAATAGGCGTACACACCGTCCGGCCCCTTGTAGAACAGCACGTCATTGATGACCTGCATGCTCTTGAAGCTACCCTCCTGCACGCCGGTAATGTCCGAGGTGTACAAGGCGTATTCCGCCGGATAGCTGCCCAAAATTTTGTGCAGCAGGTTTTCCTTCCAGAAAAGCACGGAGGAACTCAGCTTGCAGCACCCGGTAAAATTCCCGGCAGAGCCAACCGCCAGTGCGTAGGAATCCGTGGAGATCCCCTGATACACGAAAAAGTTTTTCGGATCGCCCAGGGAAGACGCGTAAATGGTCTTGTTGGCGTTGCTCACGCCCCAAAGCCGGTTCTCACTCTCACAGATAAAATCCAGATCCGGGATCTTCCGCTCGATTTTCATGGTACCCGCTTCCGTGCAAGCCGCCAGCGCATTTGCGGAGAATGTCAGTTTGTCTCCATCCACGGATTTGATGACGATATCCTTGTTGTTTTCCTTTTTTGTGGTGCAGCCGGAGATCGTGATCCCGTCTCCGGCAGAGAATTTGGAGGAAAGCCCTGCCCCCGTCATGGTGATGCTGTCCGTGGTCACAACGGCGTTTGCCTTTTCTGCACTGGCTCCAAGCTCGTGCAGCGCGGACGTGTTCAGGTCCAGATATTTCTTGTCCGGCCAGATCACCAGCTTTGTGTTGACCACGGCAAACTGCTTTTCCCCTGCCGTCACTGTCCCAACCACATTGCCGTCATAGATCAGGCTCGTACCGTCCACCACCACCAGCTTATTCCATGCGGTAACGGCGGTAGGGGACACATAGTCCCCCACCGGCAGCCGCCGCAGCCGTGTAGACAGATAGGGATACCTGCGGGTAGAGAGGTTCCGGCAGGCAGAAAAATTGCCGTCCGTAAAGTTGTCGGAGAAATTGATCCCCAAAAACTCTACGATCTGCTGTTTCGTTTTCTGCTCTGCGTATTTCAGACTTGGAAGATACATAGCCCCTCCTTACATGGTCTTGAACCAATTCCCGTCCGCTGCCGGTCGGTTCGTCCGCCGGTAATAGCTCCGGTATTCCTGCATGGCACTGTTGAACACGGCCATGTCATTGGTGTACAGGTCTGTTTCCCGGTTGTATAAATCGATCATAGCGATTACATACAAGTGATACAGGCGGTCATACGGATGGGGCACCAGCAGCTCCGTTCCGGCGTCCTCCGGCCACGAATAGGATACCGGGTCCGTTTTCAGCAGCTCCACGCTCAGCTGCCCGTCCAATTCAGAGAGCCAGCCGGTGATCTGTTCATCCGTGTAGAGGTCAGGCCGTACCGCCTGCGTCTGGGCGATGACCTCTGAAATGGTTTTGTTCATAGCGTCTCCTTATCCATTCCAGTCAGATTTGACCTCTCTCACATCAATGTGCGTAAAGCCCTTCTGGCTGTACACGCCCACGCCGCCCCAGTCCGGCATTAGCTGTCTGGCGTAGGCTGCCACCGCTGCCGGGGTCTGGCCACGCACAGAAATGTCCGCCGCCGTGCCGTAGCAGTGCTGGCTGTGGGACGCACCGCCCACCTTGGTGTTGTACTGGGGCGTCCGGTAGGCGCTATTGATGGTCACGGCCGTGCCAAAATGGCTGCGGATGCTCTGCAAAACCATCACCAGCCGGGGGGCTACCAGCACGGCATCGGAGCCGTCCTTGCAGGCAAATTCTTTCACTTTAAAATGGGTGGACAGCTTCTTGTTGCCGTCCATCGCCTTGGAATAGGCGTTGATCTCTACCATAGGTTTCTCTCCTTCCGGCTCAAATGCGTCGCCGCTCTTGTACTTCCACACAAGGAAGAACGGGATCACCCGCCCGTCCCCGGTAAAGCCCTTGCCTGCCGAATCCATGAAGCAGGTAGACCCGCCGCCGTCCATCATAATGGCGTTGTCCCAGCCGGACGCCGCCAGCAGGTCACGGAACTGTTCCGGCGACCGCCGGTTCTTGCTCACGTAGTAAGCGAACCGCCCATTCTTGGTGCCGATGGCCGTTCGTGGCGCACGGTAGCGCATATCCGCTCCGCAGTGGATGGGGCTGATCTTCTTCCCGCCGATGATAAGGTGGACACACTCCATGTAGTTTGCGTCCCCATTGGGCACGGTTTTCACGCCGAAGTCCGCCGGGTTGTCCCAGCTGATACCCCACGCCCGGTAATTAGGGGCCTTGTAGACCTTGCCGTCCGCTTTCAGGTGGCAGGCGGGTGTCTGGTTCCGCAGGAAAATGGAGCCATTGCAGATAGCGTCCCCGCCCGCCTCCGCCAGCATCTTCTTCAGGTTGGCCGTGGTGGAGCGGAGACGCTTTCGGTTGAAATAGATCTTCAAAAATTGGAGGTCGGAGAGCGGGACAGTGCCCGCTCTCGTGCTCATGTGTGAGCCTCCGTATTCTGTTTTCCCTGATCGCTGGCCTGCCGGATGGCGTCTAGCATATTCTTAACAAAGGCCGGGTAGGGCACCCCCATAATGGCGGTATTCTCCAAAATCGACAGCCCCTCGTTGGCGATAAAAAACATACACACAGCGTCCCGTACAAAATCGCTGGATGTGGCCTGATCCAGTAATGCCCCCATCCATACCAGCGCCAGCATGACGCACTTCTTCGCCAGTCCCTTGAAGCCCGCGTCGGAACTCAGCGCCCCGGTGCTGCTCTTCCCGGACTTGTGCCAGATAGCCGCCACCATCCATCCGGTGGCGTA